AAGTCGGCCTTGTTAGGATTTGACACTACGAGAAAACGCGTAAAGTTGTGCTTATTGTCCTGTATCTGGTCTTGCAGAATCTTAAGTCCATACATCTTTGCGTTTTGCGACCGTTGTATATACCGTCCAACTGTCTTTGATTTCCAATCCCTTTTCGTCCGCTTTCTGAATAATCAGCCTCATAGCCTTGTGAATGTCTTTTGCATTCGTGCCGAGAATCAAAATATCATCCATAAAGAAAAGCTGGTGTTTCACAAGATTAATTCTTTCTGTTGTTCCATTTCTTTTCTTTCTGATGCGATACATATTCTCCGCTATTTCATGGTAGATTTGAGATAAGAATAAATTGCAAAGATACTGGCTTAAATACGAACCAATACTCAGTCCAGTGTCGAATGTCATGATTAACATTTCTATCAACTCAAGTAGTGGTTCATTCTTAATGTATTTCCGTAGAAATTCCATTAACTTGTTCCTATCAATCGATGGATAACATTTACTGACGTCACATTGACCAGCGTATCTGATATTTTTATTTCTCATCCATCGTTTTATTGCTTTGATACCGTAGGATTGACCTCTGCCTTTCAGTGCTGCACATTGGTATTCTCCAATTCGCTTTAAGAAGTCTTTCATGGCTTCTACTGCGATATAATCGTAGATTTGCTGTTTAATGTTCTGAATTCCGATTCTTCGCACTTTCTGACTGGAAGCGTCAATCTTTTCTTTGTACCATATTGGTTGAAAGCGAATATTGCCTTGAATGATTTCTTCGCGTACTCCGTCAACCACTGTTTCAACCATCGGTTTCATTCCGTTTAATCCGAACACATTGAACATTCCTTTAATAGTGTCTGTCGGAAGTCCGGTGTATTCAGAAAACATTGTCAATGAATCTCTTCTTTTGTATTTCCTTTTAAGGCATTTGTATACTGCCTTTTGAATCAGTTTTCTATCTGTTATATCGACCGTTTTGCAATACGTCTTCATCGATTGTCTTTTTAAGGGCTTTCGGTTTGTACTACTAACCCCGACAGATAGGCGAACCCTATCCGTCCTTACTCCTTTCGTCAAAAATAAAAGTTTCAGTAGGTCTATAAAAAGTATTTCGGGCATCTGCCCAAGAGCCTTTGCAGGCTACACTCTTTACGAGTGCGAAATACGACGCAAGGATTTTTATATATATATTAGAAATTAACAATTTCAGCCGAGGTAGTTCCAGTTCGTCCTGTCAAGCCTGTTCCTGCAATTCACGTACACTGAGCCAGCATTCGACCCATTCCTGAGATTACCGCGTGCGCCGTAAGTCCTTATATTTTAGTCGGTCGTATTAGGGGAGAACCCCTCTTTCCCAGAGGAAATTCACCCCCGACGACCTCTTCTTAATCGCAGCCGAGGAAGTACCAGTACGTCCAGTCAAGCCAGGCCCCGCAAAACACGCACACAGAGCCAGCAGCCGACCCAAGCCTGAGAGCACCGCGTCCAATGTCTTCTCGAGTTCCAGATGTGCTCTTACCGCCAGCGTAACATCTATCACCCCAACCTTGAGAGTCGCTCTTTCCGATGGCTTTAGCGAACCATGAACAAGTTTCCATATCCACTCCGATATCACCAATCCACCAGTCAGCTCCATCGTTGCTAGGTATATTCCCAATCAGTTTATATGTGCTCTTGATGGTTGCTTCATCCTTTACGTGCTTCACACCTCTAGGAGCAATATACATGTCCTTGCTGTAATCTTCCTTAAATACCATGACCGAATCTGAATATACGATATATCCACCTACTGAACATTCAATTCCCATGACACGGAATGGATGTTTGCCATCTGTATTGGAGCCCATTGAACCATCATGCTTCCCGATTACCTTATCTGTTGTTCCACTCCGCCAATGCATAGTGGACAACATAATCTGTGCATTCAGAGTATCGCTTAACGCTACTGGTGTTGTTGCAAATCCATCTTTGATATCCAAGTACACAGCCTTGTTGTTTTCATCGAGCGTTTCAATTCTAAGGACTTTCACATCATCAGCGTATCTGTGGATTGTTCCAACTCCACGGTCGTTATTAACCGTATTATCAGTATTTTTTGAGCCATAACCTACAGAAACGTAAGAACCGACAAGAATCTTCGAAGCCTGCGCATTTGTAAGAGGAAAGTAGATTTCTTTTGTATCTCGCTGAATGGATGCTGGAAACTGAGAGTTGTAATCAGTTGTGCCTTTGAAGATTTTCTGCTCATTCTTTGTAGCATACTTAATCACTTCGTACAGAATGACATACATATTTCTTTCTTTTCCAGCGCCCCAACAGCCTTTTCCTTTTCTCTGATAATTGTCAATCATGTTGTTGTAACACTGATTTCTAGCTGGTTTAGAACCGCTGAATGACCTAAGAAGTCCATCCGTGCCAAGTCCACTGACATACTTGCTATGAATCACATAGGAAGCGTAAGTTCCATCTTCTTTTCTAGCCGTTTCCCACGGAATTAATCCGTAATCATCATTCGGTGAATCGGATAATGTCCAAATCTGTTTGCCGTTTTTCTCGATAACCGACCAGTAAGGCGTCATCGCAATAACACCCACATCAACAGAACCATCGTTCTTATAGTCATTCCCCCAGCCTTCGATTGCTGTAGGAACTTTGCGTCCGTAATCATCTGTCACATAGTTGCAGTTATACCAATTAAAAATGCCAATGCCCTCGTAATCATCTCTACCCTCTACGGTGTCTGTTGACGGTTCGCACACCATATCCGCATTAGCAAGTGTCTTGATACCGTCAGAGGTTGGGTTTATTTCTGTCAGATACACTTCTGTCTGATATACTTTTCCATTTCTCATTGACCCGAAGAATGCCTCAAGGATTCTCTCATCAATGGTATCTGTTACAGACTTTACATTCGCCATCTCTTTGTTTAGTAAAGCAATGTCCGTCTTGTTTTTAGCAATCTGTTCTCTGTCCGCAGCGATTGCTTCAGCAGCCTTATTTACAGCATCAATCTTCGCTGTTCCTGTGGTATCGATATCTTCAAGAGCCTTCGTGCTCGCGCTGTTAATGTCACTAACAGCTTTGTTTCCCGATGCGGTGATGTCCTTGTTGAGCTGTGTTCCATCTACGATATTGCTGCTGAGAGATTCATCAAGCACATTTGCCTGTTCAACCGTTTTATCCAGTGCACTCTTGCTTCCGTTCGCACTCTTAACGCTTTCATCCAGCGCAGTTTTCGCCTTTGCGGAATCCGCAATTGACTTGTCTAAGTCGGTTTTTGACTTCTTTCCAGCTTCTACAGATGCATCTACTTCTGTTTTTACGCCAGCCAATTTCTGCACAACTGCAGCTTCACTGGCTTTTGCGTTCTGTTCGGACGTGCTTGCTCTGTCTGCTGACTCTTTGGCGGATTCCATTGCCATTTCCGCTGCAGCTTTATCTTCCGCTACTTTCTCAGCTGTCTGCGTATAATTAGCCAGTAGCTTTCCGAACTCTTCTTTCGTGCCTGTGTATCCCTGTGCTACCGCTTCCGCGTAAGCAGTTACTGATCCCAAATCTGTTGTGATCATGACATCATTACCTCCAAACTTCCTTTTTCCGTCAGCTTAAAATCTAAGCTGTCAACGATATTATCTGTCCTGTGCAGTTTCAAGCGTCCGCTCTCATCTATTTCCAACTTACAGAATCCATTCTTTGTCGCCACTTGCTTCGCCTGTTCTGCACTCTCGCTAGCATTATCAGCATGCTCTTTCGCTTTCTGTTCAGATGTTTCCGCACGTTCCGCAGCATTGTTGACTGCTTTGACCGCATCTCCGAATGGATCCGGATCGGTGTTGTCTGGAGTAACATGATCGCTCGGTTTCGGTCTTGTCTGTACCGGAATCCTGATCCTGTACTCTGTGTTGCCGGATGTGCCATCCTCGATGTACACGAATGCGTAAATATTGTACTTGAACCTTGTTCCACCATTTTCCAACAGTTCGTCCGGCACTTGCACTTCTGTGATTCTATCTGTGGTTACTCCGATTTTTGTGATAGAATCTCCACCGACTTCGTTAAGCGAAAAGTGCACCTCAACAGCCTTTGAAAGATTCTCGCCTTGTATGCGGAGAATCTGTCCGTAATCATACTGCCATACGCTTCTCGTATCAACGTACCTGTAATCGAGGACGGCTTGAATTATATTGTTTGCCATTGATTTCCTCCTTTTAATGCTATTTAATCAGCTGTATACATAAACATAAAATATTTTTGATTATCAGCTACGCATTTACATATTAAACGGTCAAAAGCTTTAGCCATTCCCGAATAGCATATCGCTACAGGGTGACCATAATGTTGCATTTTTAAATAAAAATCAGATGTAAAAAATGGGTCTGATAATTGAACTATATAAGGTATTTTAAAATGGTTTGCGATTTCGATAATAGCGTCGTTAAATTTTGGAGAAGCCGCATAATTGAATGCAGTAGTAAACATTATAATTTTAGCTTTAGGAGCGTGTGCTTTAATTGCGTTTATAATTTTTCCATAATTGCCATAAAATGTATCTGTCTGTTGTTCGATATCTGTTACACTGCCTAAATATGCTTCTTTAAGTGACATGAAATCATTTATGCCTAGTACTAAATAATAAACGTCTAAAGGTTCTGTGTTTTTTAATAATGTAAGACCTTTAGAGGATTTCAACCATGTTCTGGTTGTCAGCCCGCCTTCGCTAAAATTAACGCACTGCGTACCATTTTTTCTAGCCATTATCTGACCCCATGAAATACTGTAATTATCTAACGGTACACCTTCTAGGTTATACACTTCACCACTTGCATAGCTGTCACCGATTACCCCAAATTTTTTAAATAATGAAAGAGAAAAGTAATCGTTGGCATTTCTTGATGGGTCTAATTTATCAGCACTTGCACCGACCTTACTAACACTATCCAGTACGTTTAATGATAATTCTGCACTAGAGTATTTAATATTAGTACCTGATAAGACAACGTTTATTGTGTTTTCGCTAGAATACACATACTCTTCCAGGTTACTTGACTTACTTATGACTAGCGGTTTATAGCTATTACCTATTTTTTGAGAAATCATAGCTACGTTCTTTTCATATCCAAAACCCTTAAATATTAGTTTTGTGTTTGGTGGTAATGTTATCGCATCACTAATAAAATATCCATTAAGGTCAACGACAGCACCGTTATGTGCTATATACTTGTTATTTACAGTATTAACACTAATCTCAATATCTTTTGTCAAACCATATTGAGTATTATTTTCTTTGATTATAGGGGCTATCCTTCTAGGGATATAGTCTGTAACTACAATCGTACCTTTGATATATTTCACAGACCCTTTATACCCTGAAAAAGCGTATTTAGTTGTTTCATTTGTGGTATATGTATATTCTTGTATTTCACTGGATTGACTACCGATTAAAGGGATATATTTTCCGTTTTTGTATTTAGATATCATAGCTATGTTTTTTAGATATCCTCGCCCTTTATATTTAATTTTTGTGCCTGCGGCTATCTCAAACGGTTCGCTTGTAATAGTGCCATTCAGCGCTACTTCTACTCCATCACCTGATACAAAAACACCGTCTTTCCATACTAATTTTGAAGCAATGTCTAAATAAAGTCCTGTTTCACCAAGTTCATCACTTAGAGTTTTTACCTGACCTCTAACTGCGTCACCTGCTGTTGGATACGCTTGTCCCTCATTAAAACCACTCGCAGGAACTCTAATGTCCTGCAGCTCCGCATCACCAGTTGTACTGCCCTCTCCCATTCTTGTGAGCTGATCGATTCTTGCACGTTCGGTCGCGATTTCTTTTTGGCGTTCGGATTTTTCTTTCGCATCCGCTGCAATTCTCTCGGATTTTTCCGTTTCATCTGCGTTTTTTCTCTCAGATCGCTCTTTTTCGTCCGCAGCCTTTCTTTCTCCTGACTCTTTTCCGCTCTGTGCAATAATCTGTTCAATCAGCGACTGGTTTTCTTCCTCTTCTTCATCGGGGAAACCCATCGAATCGGAGCATTTCACTTTTTCTTTGAAGGAAATGAGCGACTTATCCTCATTGATCACGCGGATCTGCAGTTCATTCATTCCAACTTCAAAAAAGTTTGCGCTTGGCTGAAAGCTGATAACATTCCCTGATACATCACACAGTGCTGAATTTGGTTTTTTCATGCTTTTATGATATGCATAAGCTACCGCTCCCGCCGTGACCGGAAGGTTATAATCCCGGACTGCAAACTCAAACGCGATGGCGTCCGTTCCTTTTGTTACTTCAATCGGAATCTTAATCGTGTTTTTTAACACGTATACATCTCTTTTGATTGTATTCATTTCTTCCATTCCTTTCTTGCCCTATTCTATCCCGGTATCCACTTGACAATATAAAGCCCTTGCACCGGTGCAACTCCGCCCCCTGGATACCGGAGCACGTATTGCCACGGAAAGTTATAATACCCATGCACATGGATTTCTTCGCCGGTCTGATCACCTGTCTGACCACCTGTGACTCCTCCATGCTCATTTTGGGATGCCCCCACAAGCTGACTATTGCCAATATACATTTCTGTATGGCTTCCTGGTTTCAGAAGCACGTCTCCTTTGACTAATCCGGATCCGTTGGAAAGATTTATTTGTGATGTCACATCTTCGAACCCTGCATCAACGAAAACATCATACATGGATCCGGTTGCTGGTGTGTATCCTGGTCTTGTATTGAGTCCTGCATTGGAATACGCCCAACAAATAAGGGACGAACAATCGTAATCCGGTCCGTCCCTGTGTGTCTGATCGTAGCCGTGGCTGTCATCGTTTGCAATATTCACTGCCCAACTCACAGCGTTGTCGATGATCTTGCTTCCTTCTGCATACTTTTCCAAGTAGTCATACCATTTCCTTGCGCAACTCCGTCTTTCGGATTCAACCTCTACACCGGCGCGCTCGAAGTTCTTTAGGAAGGCACTGGCCAAGTATTCCGGAGATTCTGAACTGCTTTTGAACTGTTCCCAAGTCATTCTATAAGCACTGGTGGAAATCCACTGGCCTTTCGATGCCGACAGTGCATCAATCCAATAGAGCTGTCCATTCGGATCCGTGATATCGTACCCGTTTGATTTCGCCCAGTCTGTGTAATTTGTAGCCGGAGTCCACTGAACAAGACCATACCCGCCACTGTAATTGCCGTATTTCAGACTTTGCCACAAGCCCGGATTGATGTTTGACTCTTTCTCCATATTGCCGAGGATACCGCCGATCGCGTTCAGGGTCCAGCCTTTGCCCGAGAAGTACTTCCATACTTCCAGTGCGTTTCCTTGCATCTGAGCCTCTGTCAAATAATTGTTGCTTATCGTCCAAGACATCAGATTTCACCCTCTTTCGTTGTTCCTCCCATAAGAAATCCGTTTTCAAAGTCCATATATGTCCCGTCTGAAAACACGGCTCTTCCCGTCTTTCCTGCCAATCCTCCGGGCCCGATTTTATCAGTATCGAAATATATCGCATCACTAAATATTCTCATCAGCGTATGTGAATCTGTTGCATTTTCAAATGTTCCTCCGTATCGAACCACAATTGCATCTCCTGACCTTTCTATGAATATAGGATTGCTTTTATCTCTCTCGGAAAACATAATTGAACCGGATTTTATTTCTGTTCTTCTATTCAATCCTCCAACGTTCTCACATACATAACTTCCAATAGCATAGACTCCATCCTTATCAAGACGGACGATTTCTTTTCCGCTTGCATTCAGTACTCTTGCAATACCGTTTCCATTATCCTCGCCACCAAGTTCAAGCGTACCACCTTTAATCCGGTCAGCAAGCATTGTTCCGGCCACGATAAAATCTGCATAGAACCCTTTTCCTGTTCCGAAAGTGCTCCACTTCCAGTCCCTTCCATCAGTTGTGCGTTCTCCAGCAATTTCAAAGCCAAGTGTGCCGAGGCACATCGCTCCAAATGTTGGTGAGTCGGGATCTAAATCTTCAAACAGAATCGCTCTGACCTCTTGCTTTTTCGCAATGGATGACTGTGCACGCATCTGTGCCTGTACTCCGTTGATGATTCCTTGTATCTGCTGACCGATGACCGAGCCGTCCTCACGGATTGCCTGTTCAACTCTGTTCATGATGGAAGATACATTGTTTAGGAAATTGTACTGAAAATCTCCCAGTTTTACCGAAGTTACTTTGTTCCGAACTGCGTCCCATGTCAGCTCGATAACTCTTGCATCTGATACGATTCCGAGCTTTGAATGGCTGCAATGCACTGTATCCCCAAGTGAGACCGTCTCAAGCTCTTTCACATCATCATACATTTCTGTATTCTGCAGTAGCTCCATGTTCGCCTCAATCGTGATGCTAGGCTTGTCTACACCAGCATTGAACTGTTCCATGCACTTCTCCTTCAGAGCCTTCTCTAGCTCTTCCTGAGTGTCACAAACAGTAACTCCATTTGTTTCATCGTCCTCTGTCGCATCAGCTCGCATTTTGACATCATCAAATGTGATCACACCATAGTGAGCTGTCGGATACTTATCGATGATTGGAGAATCAACCCACGGCGCTTCGCCTTCGATCATGTATCCGTTGTAAGCCTTCGGAACAATTCTTGTCACAACATCGGTCATGTCGATTGTCTCGGAGAATCCGTCTTTAACAATATTCTTGCCGTATACAACGTGAACGCCGCGATCAGCACCGACACGCTCGTTCACAATCACTTCGTAGTTGTTGTATAGGATTTCACCGCCCCAGCGTTTTGTAAATGCGTTGTCATCATTTCCATTGATAGCTTCAATCAGATTCTTCGTCTGATAGTACGCTGTCGAGGTCTTCTTGATGTCTGACTTTGCTATATACGTCTTATTCGGAGCTGTCATTATGTCCAATGCCTCTTGACCGCTCTTCTCTGTCGGTCGTACATCTACTAGAAAGCAATCCTCTTTGGCATCCAGGAAGATTGGAGTAAGTTCTGCACTTACCCCGGAATCGCTCTTCTCTTTGTTCTGAATGCGGAACAACTGCTCTCCGTTGAACGATGGCATCTTTACAACTGCATTGTCTGTGATGTACTTCCACCGTCCCTCATCGTCAATCGGGTGCTCAATGGTTGCTGTCCATTCTCCATTTAGGATTACATGGATTTCAGCCTCTTCTGGCATCAGTGTCATGTCTCCATTGTGCTCATAGTCTTTATTCTCTGGACTGTAAATCTGAATCATAAGTACCTCCAATACGGAATGACTTTCAAATCAAATCCGTCTGTTATAGTCACTTTATTGTCCCCCTCAACCAACACAAGGTCTTCGTAATTTCCAGTAACCGCCGTGTTATTCAGAGTTCCGTCTGATCTATAAGCAAGCTGTCTGTCTGTATCAATGGTCAGGTTCTGTCCTACATTTGCTGTCATTGTCTTTCCGTTTACGGTCAGCGTGCAGACACCCTCTCCAAGAATCTTGTAAACTGGATGCGACTCTTCTCCTTCATGATAGCCGATATCTTCCGCTCTCTGCTCATATAATCCCTCGCAAAGGTATCTCAAGCCGTCCTTTGTCAGGAACGTTGCTTTGAAGTTTCCGATGCGTTCGCTCGTATGCTCTGCATCGTCCACGGTGACTTTCAAAATCTTGTAGCAGTATCGCGGATCACTTCCAAGTCTCAGAAACTTTCCTCTTGCTGAAAGCCATTTTTTTGCAAGCGCAAACCGCTCATCCCACTGATCAGCGTCACCAATAAAATTAAAATCAACCTTGATTTCGGTCGTCTCATAACCGCCCTCAAGTAAAAACATTGTTCCATCAGTCCCCGGAATTTCAACCGAGGACTCTTTCTTCACAGCTGATGGGATTGCCGGAAGTGTCTTAGCATAGATTCCAAAACTTGAGCCAAGGACTCCATTGTATTCCACGTCCATCATGCTCCCACAGCTCCTTTCTTCCATTTCACACTAGCCGACATCTTTTTGATAACCGCATCAGCAAGGATCTCCGCAAGTTTTTTGTCACCCAGTGCAATGTTATTTTCAATCACAAACGTCAGCTCTGACAGTGCCTCTGTAATCATCTGTGCAAGTACAGCATTGTTTGTCTGCATCTCATCACGGATGTATGTCTTCAGCAAGTCGATTGGAAGAACTGCCTCTGCTCCTGCTTCTCCACCGCCCATTGCTCTATCTCCGTTCATGCCGAAAATAGTTGGGCTGTTCAAGATACCGCCGTTTGCATACCAGTCAACCGAAAACTTTGGAACTTTTGGTGGAACAAGCGACCATTCTCCACTCGCCTTGAAATGCGGAAGTTTAATTTTGGGAAGTTTCCATTCAAAGTTAAAAAATCCCTTGATTTTATTAATTACACCTTTAATAAAATCTGCAATGCCGCCAAATATTGCATTAACTCCATTTCTAAACCATTCACATTTATTGTATAAAAGGATAATCAAACCAATTATCACGACAATTCCCATTGGTCCAAGCACGGTCCATAGATTTGAAATCAACGGAATCAATGTTTGTATTCCCATCGCAATATTCCCGATTCCCGAAAGAATTGGAGCTATTGCTGCCACTACCAATACACATCCGGCAATCAATCTCTGTCCTTCTGGGGAGAGCTGATTAAACTTTTCAATCAATCCGGCAATTAATTCCGTAATTTTGGTAATCAGCGGTGCAACTGTATCTGCAAGCTCAGCTGTTGCCTGTTGGAAATCTGCTGTTGCCTTATTTCCGTCTACCAAATTCTTATTGTTTTCCTGCCATTTTTTTCCTGCATCTACGAGACCCTGATTCGCCATTTCCTGCATGACCAGGTTTACTCTCTCACTTTCGCTTCCGCAAGCTGCAAGTTTTTCATTAAATGCATCCTCTGAAGTTCCCGCCCAATTGAGCATATCCGCAAAAGTCCCCGTAACAGTACTTGTTTTCACAGTCTCATTGATTGATTCTGCAAGTCCATCAATGGGAATACTATCCCCGTAAGTTGCCCATGCACCAATCGTCCCATCGATTACCGTGCTTAATTTTTCTTGCGACAAACCTAACGCCTGAAGATTGGCCGTAGTTGTTGCAGCTGTCTGATCATCTGCAAGCACACCATATAAAGTTCTATAACTTTCCGCTGTTTGTTCTGCTGTGTACCCTGCATTTTGGCTCGACACCTCAAGCGATCCCATAATTTTACGATATTCTGCTGTTGCAGGTACTGTAGCTGCTGTTGCCGCTACTATGCCTGCTGCCGCCGTTGATATTCCACTAAACTTATCTCCTGTCTCTTTTGCTTTATTTCCGAAATCCTGTACTTTTTCAGCATAGCCTTCCGTTGCAGCTGCTCCGCTTTTCAGCTTTTTCTCAACATCTTCCAGTTTACTTTTGTAACCATTAAGTTTTGTAGTAGTTTCATTTATCTCATTCTTTTTATCCTGAATTGCTTTTTCATCTTTATTTTCAGCAGATTCAAGAATATCCAATTGTTTTTTTAATGATTCAAGTATTCTTTCGTAATTCTCTGTTTGATTTGAAAGATACTTCTGTTCATCTTTATATTTTACAATCGACTTTATATGATCGTCATATTTTGCTTTAAGAGCTTCGATTTCAATCTCATTCGCCTTAATTTTATCTGTAGACTCTGCAATTTCATCAGATAATTTCCTGATTTGTTCCTTACTTTCTGCTGCACCGCTCTCAAGTTCTTCTGTTACTTCAGCAAGGCCTTTCTGATATTTTGTTAAACTAATCTGTGCGCTTGTAAGCTGGTTCTGCTTCTTTCGGATTGCATCCTCATTTCTGTTTTCTGCAGATTCCATTTCTTCAAGCTCACGCTTCAGAATTTCCACTTTATCAGAATAAACGTCCGTCTGTTTTGCCAGATATTCCTGACGGTCTTTTAACTTTTCAACTGCAGTAGTGCTGTCATCCCATGCCGCTTTTGCAAGTTTAAACGAATTACTATTTTCCTGAACGGCTGTATTTACCTGCTGCATCGTCTTTTGAAAGTCTGCTGCACCATCTGCCTTAAACACTAATCCAACTCTCTTCAGTTCATCCGCCATATAACGTCCTCACCTTCCTCGCTTTCTTCTCACAGAATATCTCATATTGTTCGCAAAAAAAGACGGGACATGAATGGAAGAACTCGTCCTCTGTCATTCCCATCTCTCTCGCATCAACCATATATTCAGCCCAATTTATCTCGAGCTGACTGCTTTCATCTGTGCTTTCGATTCCTCTTTTTTTTTAATTTTGTCAACTTCTTTCTGATAAGCCTCTACAACTTCAAGAAGTTCTGTTGGATCTGGTGGCACAAGCTGAAGTGCTTCATCAAATGTCACTTTTCTCCCATTACTTCTTACCATTGCATAGATAAGCTTCGCTGCAAAATTCATTTTATCGCTGTCAGTTGCTTTTCCAATCTTTTCAAGTTTGTCAATTCTCCGTCCGAGCTTTGAGCCACCTATCTGATCAAGATAAAAGATTGTTCCAAAATTCATTTTTGCTTCAATGGTTGTTCCATCTGTAAGCTTTATGATTTTACCTGCATTCATGTGCCACCTGTTCCTTTCACGCTCCTACCGCTGTTGTAAGATCTGCATCCGTCAGAATCGGTTTTGCGAAGAACTTCTCTTCTGTCAGACCTGCCGGTGCCGTGGACTCTGTGACCTTGCTCACGATGTTTCCTGCTGCATCAAACGGATATGCTCTAATCTTGATCGTGTCTGTCTGCTCACTTGCTTTCTCTTCAGATGTTGCAATATCATCAGAGTTCTCAACAAGCTTGCATTTTGGAAACCACTCATAACGAGATTTTCCGTTTTTCAGTTTTACAACCTTGCCATAAGCGAAGAATGGTCTTTCGCTCTTTCCGCCGGCAAGGATAAGTCCTCCCGTTCCTTTTGTCTCTCCGCGCATTTTGGATATTGTATCGTCCGGGAATGCGATCACAGATACCTCAATGTCGATGCTGGACATCGGTGAATCTGAATCATAGATTTTTCCGGATGCATACACATCACTTGTCTCAGAGTTCTCAGTTACCTTTACACTCTTAACAACTTCTGTCTTCTCAACATCAGCCTCGTAAGTGCCATCATACTCTTTGCCCTCTGTTGCATCAGCAAAACACATGTACTGCGCTCCGACTGTCTGTTTCATGGCCGGTTTTTTTGTATTAATAGACATTAGCTAACCTCCTAACCGAAGATGCTCTCTGTCATCTTCTTGTAGTATTTTTCCTTGTTTCTCTCAAAGAGTGGCTTCAAGTGTGCCCTTGCTGCCATCTTCCTGGTTCCATGCTCAAGCATTGGACCGTAATACTTGCCCCATCCAACCTTAATTCCGCTGTCAGTTCTTTCCAGTGCGAATGTACTCACGATATGCGTGTACCCAGCTTTGGTGATCTGACTTCGTGGTTTTGGGAGTCTAAGAAGGTCATTGACGAACTCCTTTGCTCCCTCTTCCACTGCGCCAAGTGCTTTGTCCGGGCTTACGTTCTCGGAATACTGTTTCAACAGCTCCTCGAAGTCTTCAAGCCCTCCATCGTAAAATGTAATCTCGCTGTTCATCCAATCACTCCGTCAGTTGTAATTGAGAAGTAAGAATGCCATACACGGTCTTCTGTCACGTATTCGTGAGCAATGGTCGGATGGTAGCCAAGCTCATTCAGACGGTTTTTCAATGCGATCAGTTTCGGATCTCGTGGCTTTCTAGCGTAAAAACTAATCTGCCATGTAATCTCATTCTCATAATCGTCACCGGATGCCATTGTGTCTTCCCACAGAATTTCCCAATAATCAATTCTTGGGAATACCTTTTCATTTTTGAGACTACTGACTCCCTCATTCACAGGGCAGCCAATATCGTGCAAGATCTCACTCAGTTCTTTCTGTGTCATCGATTACCTCTCTTTCATATGCCGGTGTCTTCAATGTCAGCTCCGACTCCTTAAATCCATCTTTTGTAGTTGTATGAGCAATATTATAGATTTCATGCTGTTCCCCATCGATAAGACAGATGCATTTGCTGTTGATTTTCTTATACTGCGGTATTGCAAGCTTATACGTTACCTCAACGCTGTCTGCTGACAGTTTGGCTCTTGTCGTGTCGTACACTGCAAGCTCACGATACCAAATACGTAATCCGGTGTACTTAAGTCTCTCCTCCGGATAGTCTTCTGACTCGTCATTTGTTATCTCGTACAGTTCTAAGACTCCGTCTGTATACTCAGGCATTGCCATCTGCATCCACCTCCGTCTCCATCTGCCAGGTCAAGATCATACTGGAATAATTATCCATGAACTCACTGACTCTGTGATGGTAAGCATAATACATGTAATTTTTTAATAGCATTCGATAGGTCAAGTCTTCTGTGATACTGCAGCCGGGATTCAATCTCCCAACTGCGTGTTCACCTTCTTTTGCCAAATTTGCAAGTTGCTTGTCCTCGTAGTATGGTGGGATCTGGAACTCTTCCCGCATTTCTTCTACAAGACTGGCAAGTTCTTTCTCGTTCATGCCCCGCCTCCTGCTCTAGCTTAGGCCTGTTTCGGCACTGTTACCTGATTTACTGGAAGAACGTACTCTTCGAGCTTTGTAGCATCGAAGACAACTGCAACATTGTCATCAACCGCACGGCCATTTGCATAGCATTTTGCTACGATAAGATCTGCATCCTCAATCGCTTTTGTCTGATCATACTCATCAACGCGAACTCCTGCTGTTCCCATTGTGTAGTATCCGGCGATTGTAAATGCAGCCTTTCCTTTTGGACAGTTAGCATCAACAATTTTTTCGATGTCAATGAATGACTTGTTGACATAGCCACCTGTCAGAGCCTCTCCGTACATGCATGGATCCACATATTCTGCTTCGTCTGACGGATTGCAGATAAGATATAACTTATCAACCACACGTTTTCCATCATTGGTAAGCGTTTTTCTAATAGGTGCAAGTCCCTTCGGAGAGAATTTTGTAACCGTAGTGAGAACAGTTTTTGCTTTATTGGTTCCGGCTGACTCTACGGTTCCAATCTGACGGAAGATTCCGATCGGGCCTGTCTTTCCATCTCCATCGAGGTATCCTTTTACAAGTCCGTCCTGCATGGCCTCAGACAGAATAGCCATGAAATATCTGTCAACGAATTCCATAGACAGCTCTCTGATTGATTTTGGAATAACAAGGTAAGCTGTGAGCTTGTGAAGGTCAATATTCAGAGCTGTTACCTCTGCTGAAAGTTCGCCTTTGATATCATCCGTAAGAGGACCCCAAACCGCTGCACCTGAATGAGATGCCACAATCCATTTCTTCACGTTTGCCGGTGCCATATTTACAAGTTTCAGGATTGGCGATGCTTTCTTAACATCATCCAGTGTACGATCAATAATCTCTGTCGGAATGATGTCGATCTGGTTTGCTGTGAACGCCTGCTTGATATCTTTAAAGTTCTCGTAGAATTTCTTCTCTTCCTGCGAAAGGTTTCTAAGTCCGAGTTTGCTCTTGTACTCAGCATCTCTGCTTGCTCTTTCAGCCTCTGCTACTACCTGCTGAATCAGATCGGCGTGTGCTGCTTCATTGATCATTTCGATTGACTGCATGATTGCTTCTGCTTTCTCCTCTGCCGGAGCATTATCAAGAAGCTGCTTTACTTTATCTTTGACTTCCTGGCTTAAATCTTCAATTCTCATTCTTTATTTCCTCCTTCAAAAAAAATACCCCAGCCGGTACTATCTTTGTGTTTCTGTTTCGGTGTCTGCAATGTTTCAAACATTGTGCTCAGTTTGTTTGCCACTTCTTCTGCAAGTGCGTGTGTATCTACAACTAGCTCTGCCTGTTGCACCGGTGCAATTTCTGTTTTGGTGACAGCATTTCTAATGATTCCGAAAGCTGATTGCTTAATTCCATCATCATCATTTTTCTCTGTCTTTGTTGCAAATCCATATTCTACAGCCTCGTCCGCTGTGATCCATGACTCATTGTCCATAAGTTCTCTCACTTTGTCCTCCGAGATGGATACCCTGCTCATATAAGCATTGACTGATGCCTGAGTAATCTTGTCAAGATCTTCTGCTGCCTTCCTTAGCTCTTCAGCGTTTCCGCTTGTATATGTCCACGCATTGTGAATCATCAGCAATGAGGCTTCATTGATCACGCGCTCATCTCCTGCCATAAAAATGACCGATGCCGCAGAACACGCAAATCCATCACAGACTGTTGTAACCTTCATGTTGCTGTTCTTCAGCGTATTATAGATTGCCAGTCCTTCAGCAACTTCGCCACCATAGCTGTTAATATGCACATTAATTTCTGATGCTTCAAGGCTCTGTAGTTCCTTCACAATTCCGCTGGCCGATACATCACTCTCGCTCCACGGCCATGATGTGATATCCCCAAAGATATACAGATCTGCTACATTATTTTTTGACTTCAAAAAATAATACTTCTTTGCTTCCATGTTATTTTCCTTTCCCTGTTATTACTGTTTAACGGACAGCTCCGAGATAATTGGATCACCTCCTATGAATCAGGTTTCTTGTGCCGCATTACTGTTTCCCTCCCCTCCGTAATTCTTCGTCAGAGCTCGCTCTGTACTGAATTCTGTATTGAGTAACGGATATCCGACCATCCCTCTGATTTCATCGAGATGGAATCCAATTCCTCTGAGTTTATCAAGATTTACTGCACTGTCCACAACATCAACATGTTTAAAGCGTGCAAGCCATACCATGACTTTCTCGTTTTTGCTGCAGTAATCATTCTCTCCGACAACATAAGCTGTCAAAGTATCATTTATCACTTCCGCTATCGGACTGACAGCATATGTGATAAATTCATTTGTTGCGTCTGATTTTTCTGTGATATTGCCATTAAATACAGCCTCTGGAATATCGAAAGCATTTGCCACCTCGTTATTGATCTGCAAAGCCATCTTTGCCAGTTCTTCAGCTTTCACTGTTGTATTTATTTGTAGCTGTTCCACGGATGCATTCTCTTGTTCTGTCAAAACTTCAAGGGCATCCGACGTCAGTAGTTTTTTAATTTTTAAAACATACTGGTCTTTTGTCATTACCTTGTCTGTACCATCTGCCTGCTTTTCTCTGAATGATAATGCATTCGTTCCAAGCTTCAGTTTGAATCTTGGTTGGCTGGACAGCTGCATCATTGCATTAATGGAATCCATCGTCTTATCAAATTGCCCTACTACATTCTGCAAATACAGTCGTATCCTTGCATTGTCATATCTTAGATGAATCACTTCATCGGATTGAAATATGCTGGAAGTTGTAAAATTTTCACCTCCGCAGCTTAACATCACATCTTTGTAATTCCGCTTCAGCGTCACTTCATTTGTGTGTGACCATGATGTTGCTCTGTAATATTTACCATTTAGCGGAATAATCAGAGCTTCTTGTTCTGTTAGCAGCTGCTTAACCACTTCCGTCCAGAACACTGTTCCGCATTCATGGTCATTTGGCTGTACATTTAGTCTGTATTCTTTCTTATTTTTTTCTTTGCTCTCCGTCTGGATCAGTATGTCAGACTTCGCTATTGCCTTGGCGATCATCATAATTGCTTTCTCAATGGCAAGCTTTGAAAGATTCAGCTTTTCCATGTCAACTGCAATGATTTCCGCCAAAGACTGTATTTCTTTGTTTCTATCTTGGAACCAAAAATCAAACATTTTCTCTTTCTCCTATTAAACATAGATTATCTGAACTTCCAGCTCATCCTTGCAGAACATAGCCACATCAAAAGCCATAAATCCATCATTTTTTCTCAATTTCGGTTCTATCTTGCCGAAATTCTTGTTCCCAAACTTGTCCTCGCTCACGCTTGTGTTATTCGTGTACCACCGCATGATTGCTGATGGTCCGAAGTTGACCATCCTCTGTGAGAACATGGACTGAATAAACGGAGCAATAATTCCTGTTGCTGATGTTATCTTTCTAACCAGCCGAACAATACCATAGGGATTCTTCTTGTCCTCAATCGTGAGACCTCTTTCTTCAAATGCTGTCTTGAATAACGTGTAGCGATAAGTATCCATTGCTATTTTCTTCACATCATAGTCTTGGAACTGTTTCATGCACCAGTCGGCTATTATATTTACATCAATCACCGGACCTTGGACAACTTCAAAATCCTCAAACTCTTCTTGTCCAGCATTTCGCAATGGAAATTTAATGGAATCAATAAACGGAGAGTCTGCACAGATCCATGTGTGTTGTCTCCATATCCATTCTCCATCATCTGTCTTGGTCAGAATACCTGCAGACGCGAAGTCGCGCACATCCGCATAGTCAATGCCGATCACTGCTGCCTGTCCTCGCGTGTCCAATGTTATCCGCGGAATCTTTCGTTCCAGTTCTTCCATTGTCTCGCCTTCATAACATGCTCTCAGGACATTTTGCCATGTTGTGACCGTCTCCTCTTCCTTTCGTGCCGATCTGTCCATTCGTTTTGTAATAAATTCAGCACGCTTTGACGGAATCTTCTTCATTTCCAGATAATCATGCATGATCTGATTCGCAAGAATCGGCATATATTCCATCGACGGATTCGCCTTATGCCATGCCTCCGGATCATCAACTTCCTTCATGTCATCAATCTCGCAAATAAAAGGGAAGTACCCTAGCAGATTCTCTCCCGTCTCCAAGATTTCTGCACACATTGCCGAAATTTCATCCAGCGGACCGTCTCTGACATAGCCATCTGTTGTGATAATAAACTCTCTCGAATGCTTGACCTTACCAAAAGAGGATTCAAATACATTGATCTGGTCATAGTTCTCGTAGGCATGGATTTCGTTCAGGACAAGACATCCTGTTCGCTTACCATCCTTGGTCTTTGCGTTCGAAGTGTTGTATTTCATCTCCGATCCTGTTGCCATGTTCGTGATAAGTTCCTTTGTGACCGAAAACTTTCCCTTGAATTTTGTATTATCATGTAGCATGTCATAAGCTACCTTGAATGTGTCCTTAACCTGGCTCTCTGAGTTCGCCACAATTTCAACATGATAATTTTTCACTCCGTAGAGCGGAGTCTGAAAGAAATTTACCAGCGGCACGATGAATCCATCTTTGCCATTTCCACGTCCTTCCTTGATGAAGAACTTTGAAAATACTGGAATGTCATTTACATACATAAATGCAAACGCATAAATGAACTTTTGGAATGGAAATAGTTCGTAGTAATTTGTTTTGCAGTACTGTAGGCAGTTCCTATATGTTTTTTCATCAAAAAAAACATCGTTTCGCTTCAATGTCGGCTTCACGATGTTTTCTATCAGTAATTTTCTCTTTTTATTTATCCATTTCGGATGCTCTTCGGCATATTTGAGATAATTATCAATCTCTTTACAGGTAACCATCTGTCGGATTCTCCGGTTCTGGTATCGGTTCTTTCAGCTTCAGATCAGCCAAGATTTTCAGCATAGTTGCTGTGGTCTTTTGCAGATTGACTACAGATTCGTTTGCCTTTTCCACACTCACACCATTTCCATTGATGGCTTCATACCGGATTCCTTTTTTCCTAATATCTGCAATCAGTTTCTTTTTCAATGACCAATAATATACATAATCATCAACTAAATCCTTATAGAATTCTGCGTTCATTCCACGCAACTTCAACTGCTTTACTAACGATTCTTTTATCTCCTTCTGTGTCAGTGTTTTCTTCCTCTGAGTCAATCTTTTCACCACCTTTTTCACTCAAATCATGCCATTTTTATCAATTTTTCACTTCTTTTTTCGCTCTTTTTAAGCCTTTTTTGAAGTTGTCTGAAAACTTTCCTTCTTATAGTGAGTCCTGAAATTTGACCACCCCTGCCCTTTTCACGCGAGATTTTAAAATTTCTCCAGAGTCATGGCTACATCCCCGTTCTTCATTCAGGAAAAATCGCTGAGAATTTACCGGGGGGTCTATTTAAAAATTGAGGACAGCTGCGGACTCGAACCGCACATGCGACGGCTTGCACCGTCCGCTTGTCTCCTCCTAAGCTATGTCTGCCCTCAGTGTAGCTACCATCTTTCTTTGCTCGCAAGCTTCTTCTTTCTTTGGAATCTTCTTGGAGTCCTTCCATGTCGCAGATTGTGACACTTCACACATAGACTGATCAGGTTGTCGTCTTCCAACCCCAGCTCCGGATGCTCTTTTAGTTCAACAATATGATGCACCTCTTCAGCTCTTCTGATCTTTCTGTCTTCTCCTTGCAGGATGTGGCCTGCTGCCACTGCATTCCTCAATCGTTTGCGGCAGTCCTGGCATTCATAGTGATCTCTCTCTAGGATCTGCATCCGCTTATGCTTCCACAATGTTGAGTTGTAAAATTTCTTTGCTTCTTTATCTGTCATAGTATCCTTGTGCCCTTCATGCGAAAAGACACCTGCTGGTAAGATTGCAAGTGTCTCTTCCAAGGAGTTCCGTATGTATCTGTCTGTCTTTCGACAATGCCATATTAACACAGGTAAAACTCCAGTGAACTCCACTCTTTAATTAATTTGAATCTTTTTCAGTGCTCTCCCGTGTAACTCGTAGATCCAGCTCTCACTGTATTCCATGAGTTGTGCTATCCGCCACCACTCAAATCCTTTGATATACCTGTAGAACATAACGTCCCTTTCATCCTGATCCTCTAGCTTATTAATTCTGTATTCTATGTCCTTATAGGTCTGTACCTGCTTTACGCCCTCTTGATACAGCTTGTCCTCTCTTTCCTGAAGAGCTGCCGCGTAAGAACTTAGATCGCTTTGATTCGATCCATGTGGCATCCCATCATTATTCGATGAAGGATACATCTTCATGTTCCTGATCTCTTCAATCTCTAATTCGATCCTCTTGATTCTCTTCCCATGTTTCCTGTATGCCCTGAGATAGGTTTTCTTCCTGTCGTTCTCGTTTTTTACATTGTTTTCTTCCAGTCTCTTCTCCATTGGCATCATCTCCTATCTTGTACTTTCTTGCCAAGTATTCTGCTACATCTCCATGCCACAACTGCTGCCCCTGTGCTTCGATCAGATTGCCTGCTTGGTATGCCGGCCGGTGAAACTTCTCGCTTGCCTTCCGATCCGGCGGATGTTCTGCCATATCAGCATAATGTTCTTTTTGGTTCTGCTGGATCTCTGCTGGACTCCAGCGTGTGTCTGTACTTCTTTTCACTGTTCATCACTCCAATCAAGAGCCTG